AAAGCAGCAGATGCGGGTAGAGGTATTCAGTTCATAGAAACTACTGGAAAAGTAGGAGGTCTAACTCAGTATAAAAGAGATGCTAAAGGAAACATTATGAAAGATGCTCAAGGTAATCCAATAACAAAAGCTGTAATGAAAACGGGAGCTACAGCAGCAGATTACACAGGAAGAATAGCTGCGTCTGCACCAACATTTGGAGAAATGATGGGTGATATGAGTAGAGCAGTTTTTGGTGGTCAAGCAAAAGATCCAGCATATCTTAGAGAGCCTATTAGTTCTGCTCCAGGCACAACCACAACAAACTATATGCAGTACACTCCTAAACCAAGACAAGTAAAAGGCATTGTACCTAGTATGATAGAAAAAGGTGGTACACCGATAGGCATAGCGATGAATGCAATATTAGGTAAAGAAAATATTAGTAAAGAAACACCAGCAGAAAAAAGAAAAAGAATTTATGAAAAGGGTGTCAAAGATTATTCCACACTACTAGGTGGACAGAGAAATCAGAAAGGTGGATTAATTAAATAATGCATGGCAAGGATTTAAGAAGCCAGTTTAGTCAATTAAAAACGAAAAGACAAAACTGGGAAAGTCATTGGCAAGAAGTAGCAGATTACTGCCTACCAAGACGAGCTGATGTAACAACAGCAAGATCAAGGGGAGATAAAAGAACAGAAAGAATATTTGATGGTACAGCTCTGCATAGCCTGGAGCTACTAGCTTCTTCCTTACATGGAATGCTGACTAACGCAGCGACTCCCTGGTTTTCAATGCGATTTAAAGATGAAATGATCTCTAGTGTAGAAGAAAACAAAGAATGGTTAGAGTCATGTACTGCAACCATGTATATGGCATTAGATAGATCTAATTTTCAACAAGAAGTACACGAACTCTATACAGACATGGTAGCCTTTGGTACTGGCTGTATGATGATTGAAGATGATGAAAAAGATTTTGTAAGATTTTCAACCAGGCATATTAAAGAAATATATATCCAGGAAAACAACCAGGGTGTTGTTGATACAATCCATCGTGAGTTAAAGATGACAGCGAGAGCTGCATATATGCAGTTTGGAGATAAGTTACCAAAAAGAATTGCAAAGATAGTAAAAGAATCACCGCATGATGATGTAACTCTATATCATTGTATTAAGCCTAATGATGAACTTAATCCATATAAACTAGATAATAAATCTATGGAGTATAGCTCCATCTATTACGATGATGATGGCACGATTATTAGTATATCTGGTTTTAGAGAGTTTCCTTTTGTCGTACCAAGATGGTTAAAATCTAGTAATGAAGTGTATGGCAGATCCCCATCTATGACAGCTCTTGCTGATATTAAGATGATTAATAAGATGGCTGAAACAACAATTAAAGCAGCACAAAAAATGGTAGATCCTCCGCTACTTGTACCAGATGACTCTTTTATGCTACCAGTAAGAACACAACCAGGCGGATTGAACTTTTATAGATCTGGTACTAGAGATACAATCACACCATTAAATATTGGTGCGAATACACCACTAGGTTTAAATATAGAAGAACAAAGAAGAACAGCTATTAAACAAGCCTATTATGTCGATCAATTATTGATGTCGCAAAATATCCAAATGACAGCAACAGAGGTAATGCAACGTAATGAAGAAAAGATGAGATTGTTAGCTCCTGTACTGGGTAGATTACAATCAGAAATGTTGCAGCCTTTAATTAATAGAACTTTCAATATTCTACTAAGAAAAGGAATATTACCAGCAGCTCCAGAAGAACTACAAGGTCAAACTATTGATATTGAATATGTATCACCATTAGCAAGATCTCAGAAACAAGGAGATGTCCAGGCAATATTACGAACCTTAGAGATAGTTACACCGATGGCACAGATGAGTCCAGTCATGGATTTCATTGACACCGATAAGATGGTTAAACACTTAGCAGATATTTTAGGTGTACCATCTAAGGTAGTAAGATCAGCTGATGAAGTAATGCAGATCCGTAAGCAAAGAGCTGAAGCACAACAAGCACAAGCTCAAGCTCAACAAGATATGCAAACAGCAGAAGCTGGTGGAAAAGTAGCTCCATTAGTGAGAGAACTAAATCGTGGACAGTAAAAAAGTAGAAGAACTACTTAAAGACTACAAAATTACTTTTGGAACTGTTCAGGGAGAAAAGGTGTTACAAGATCTTGAAAATAGATTTCATCACAATGTAACTACATTTTCCAAAGACGCATTAGAGATGGCATACCTGGAAGGACAGAGATCTGTCATCTTAATGATTAAAAATATAATTAAGGAGAATAAGAAAAAATGAGTGAAGAACAGACAACTGTTGTTGGAGAACAACAATCTGAGCAGCCACAGGCGGAAGCACAAACAACAGACACAGGAGCTACGTTCCTGGATACATTACCAGAAGATATTAGAGGAGAACCATCCTTAAAGAATTTTACTAATTCTGGAGATCTAGCAAAAAGTTTTATTCATGCACAACGTATGGTAGGCATGGATAAGATACCAGTACCAGGTAAACATTCGACAGAAGATGATTGGCAAGTTATTTATGACAGATTAGGTAGACCATCTGATCCTAATGAATATTCTTTTGAGAACTCATCATTCCAGGCAGATGATCCTGGTGTTGCAGAATTTAAAAAAGTAGCTCATGCAGCTGGATTAAATCCTAGCCAGGCTAATAAGATCATGCAATTTTATGATGGGTTACAACAATCATCTGCAGAAACAGCTACTGCTAATGAACAGAAAGTAAGAGAAGAATCAGAGCTAGAGCTGCGTAAAGATTTTGGTCTTGCTTTTGATAGAAAAGTACAACAAGCAGATGATGTGTTTAAAAAATTTTTTCCGAATGAGATGAAGGATGTCAAACTAGCAAATGGCAATTTGTTAGGCAACGATCCTGTCTTTATAAAAGCATTAGCAAAGTTAGCTGATAATTTTTCTGAAGATAGTATGCAGTCTGAAAATGACTTGACATTGACACCAGATGATGCTCAAAAAGAAATAGACAAGCTAATGAGTCCAGGCACTCCCTATTGGGATAAAAAACATCCTGGTCATCAGGCAGCTGTTGAAGAAGTTGCCATGCTCCAGAACATGAAGCATGGGATCATTCCAGAATAATCCGCAAGGACTCTGGCGACACTAGGAACAGACTGGCATCTATCAGATGTAAAATGAAGGTAAAACTCGAAAGAGATAATTTATCGACAGTATATTAACAAACTAAGAAAGGAAATGACGAAATGTCAAACCAAATAACCACTGCGTTTGTGGAACAGTATAGTAACAACGTAACTATGCTTTCACAACAAATGGGTTCTTTACTTAGAAATGCTGTTGATGTTGAAACTGTAAAAGGAAAAAATGCTTTCTTTGAACAGATTGGAGAAGTTACAGCACAAGTAAGAACTTCAAGACATTCAGACACTCCTCAGTTAGACACACCCCACTCTCGTAGAAGGGTAAGTCTAGCGGATTACGAGTGGGCTGATCTTATAGACGATCAAGACAAAATCAGAATGTTAATTGATCCTACATCCTCATATGCTAAAGCAGCTGCTGCAGCGATGGGTAGATCTATGGATGATGTTATCATTACTGCTTTAGGCGGCACAGCACAAACAGGAGTATCTGGTGGTACTTCTACAGCTCTACCATCTGCACAGAAGCCTTTTTCTGCTTCACAAACAGATGGCTTAACAGTCGCTAAATTGTTAGAAGCTAAATATCTTATGGACAATGCAAGTGTTGATCCTTCACTCAAGAGATTTTTTGTATGTTCACCAAAACAAATTCAAGATTTGTTGAACACTACTGAAGTGAAATCATCTGATTTCAACACAGTAAAAGCTCTTGCACAAGGACAGCTAAACTCATTCTTAGGTTTTGAGTTCATTATGTCTACAAGACTTAGCTTTGATTCTACTAACACTGACGACAGACTTTGTTATGCTTTTACAGAAGATGCTATCAAACTTGCTATTGGTAAGGATGTAACAGCTCGTATTGATGAGAGATCTGACAAAGGTTATTCTACTCAGGTATACTATTGCATGAGCATTGGTGCTACCAGAATGGAAGAAGAAAAAGTCGTTGAAATTGCTTGTGATGAATAGGAGTAAGAAATGGCTAGTGTAAAAGGTGCAAACATAACCAACATGGACAGCACACCAGCTGTCAATGTATCATCAGAAAATGCGGGAGGTAAAATCAGAGTATTTCACGATACTTATGAAGCATCCTCTTTAGCTTCTGGTTCTGATATCACTATCGCAAGAATACCAGCAAATGCCACAATTCACGATGTAGTCGTAAAATGTGATGCATTAGGTTCTGGTGTTACTCTTAAAGTCGGTGATTCTAGTGATGATGATAGATTTATTACTGTTGTCGGAACTTGGAACGTAGCTGGACAATCTCAGTCTATGTTAGCGGGTTCTTCTACTGGTGCTCCAGTACCAGCAGTAACTGGTCTAGGCTATAGAACTACAGCATCCACAGATGTTCTAATTACTACTGGCGGTGCAGCCGCTACTGGAACAATCTTTGCATGGGTAATGTACTCTGTAGAGTAATTTATTTGGGGGAGCATTTGCTCCCCTAATATGATATAAAATGGATGTATGGGAAATATTATTTAAGGAGAAACAAATGCCAAAAGTAGGAAAAAAATCATATCCGTATACTAAAGCTGGAATGGCAGCTGCTAAGAAAGATGCTAAGAAGTCTGGCAAAAAAATGTCATATGGAAAGAAAAAATAATGTTAAAGGGTAATCAAAAAAAATTAGACGCAAATAAAGATGGTAAAATATCTGGTAGTGATTTTGCGATGCTAAGAAACAGACCAAGAACTAAAAGTATTAAACGTAATGTAGGAATGGATAAGAAAAAGAATGGCTAAAAAAGGATTATATTACAACATTAACCAAAGAAAAAAGAAGGGTATTTCAAGACCAAAATCAAAGTCTACTATTTCAGACTCAGCCTATGCTAACATGAAAGCTGGTTTTCCAAAGAAAAAGAAAAAAACCATGATTGGCTAAGATGGTAGCGAAGAAGTATCAAAATAAAAGTGGTGGATTAAACCAGGCTGGTAGAGATTATTTTAAACGTACAGAAGGATCTAATCTAAAAGCACCAGTCAAATCTGGAACTAATCCACGCAGAGTTTCTTTTGCAGCCAGGTTCGCTGGTATGAAAGGATCAATGAAAAAACCAGATGGCAGTCCAACCAGGAAAGCTCTTGCCTTAAAAAAATGGGGTTTTGGATCAGTAGAAGCAGCTCGTAACTTTGCTAACAGAAAAAAAAAAAAAAAAAGGACTATGGTAGGATGACATCAGTAGTAGAAATTTGTAACTCCGCACTCAATATTTTAGGTGCAAATAATATCACAGCTCTGACAGAAGATAGTAAAAATGCCAGGCTGTGTAATCAACGATATGAACCATTACGAGATGCGGTATTTAGAGAGCATACCTGGAACTGTTTAATCAAAAGAGTTGAATTAGCACAAGATACAGATACTCCAACACACGAATATAGTTATCAATATCAGCTGCCTAGTGATTGTATTAGGGTTTTGTCGCTAGGTGGCTATCATAATGGAACATCATCAAACCTAGATGGTGGACAAAAATTTAAAGTTGAAGGTAGAAAAATATTAACAGACGAAGAAACTGTTTATTTAATCTATTCAGCCAGGATAACAGATCCTACACAATACGATACATTGTTAATTGAAAGTTTAGTATCCAGGTTAGCAGCAGAATTATGTTATGCTGTTACTAGCTCTACAAGTTTAGCAGTAGCTCTCAAAAGTGATTATCAAGAAAAGTTAAGATTAGCTAGACACGCAGATGCTACTGAAGGTACTGCAGATGTATTAGACTCCTCAACCTTCATCAATGCGAGGTACTAATGCCAAGACAAACTGTTGCTTATACTAATTTTACAGCTGGTCAATTATCACCTAGATTAGACGGAAGAACAGATCTTACAAAATATTATAATGGTGCAAAAACATTAAATAATTTTACAATCCAGCCACATGGCGGAGCTAGTCGTAGACCAGGCACAAGATTTATACATGAAGTTAAAGATAGCTCTGATGCAGCTAGACTAATACCTTTTGAGTTTTCTACAGTACAAACATACGTTTTAGAACTTGGAGATCAATATATTCGTTTTTTCAAAGACAAAGGAATTATCACTGAGTCTAATGTGTCAATATCGGGTATCACCAAAGCAAATCCAGCAGTTGTAACTGCAACAGGACATGGTTATAACAATGGCGATCATGTTATTATTACTTCAGTTGGTGGGATGGTGGAAGTCAATGGTAAAACTTTTATTGTCGCTAACAAAAGCACCAACACATTTGAGCTTACAGATGTTGATGGGAACAATGTCAATTCTAGTAGTTTTACTACCTACACTTCTGGTGGTGTTGTTAATAGAATATATCAAATTACTTCCCCTTACGCAGCTTCCGATTTAAGTGCTATCAAATTTGCACAATCTGCTGATATTATGTATCTCGTACATCCAGATTACAGTGTCCGAAAACTCAGTAGGACTGGTCATACAAGTTGGACTTTAACAGAAGTAGATTTTACTAATGGTGTTTATCTACCAGATAATACAACCACAACAACACTAAATCCATCCAGTCATACTGTCGGTACAGGAGTAACAGTTGTTGCATCTTCAACCACAGGAATAAATGGAGGATCTGGTTTTCAATCAACAGATGTTGGTAGATTATTACGATTTGGAACTGGTCATGGAAAGATAACAGCAGTTGCTGATACTCTTAATTTTACTATGGAAATTTTAGTAGATATGGGATCTTCTACAGCATCAACAGATTTTGCTTTAGGTTCTTTTTCTGACACGACAGGACATCCATCTTGTGTTACTTTTTTTGAACAAAGATTAGTTTTTGCATCTACTACAGATGAACCTCAAACATTATTTTTTTCCAGGGTAAATAATTACGAAGATTTTGAAGATGATAGAAATGGCACAGTTACAGATTTATCTGCGATGACATATACGATTGCTTCTAATCGAGTTAATACGATTAGATATTTATCTGCACAAAGATCTCTAATAGCGGGTACTACGGGTGGTGAATTTGTTGTATCTGCATCGGGTACGACTCAGCCAATTACACCAACCAATATACAAATTCAAAGACAAACATCCTATGGAACAGCTAATGTCGATGCTATCCAGGTAGCGAATGTTACGATGTTTTTACAGAGAGCTAAAAGAAAGATTAGAGAACTAACCTATAGTTTTGACTTTGACTCTTATGTAGCTCCCGATATGACGATCCTGGCAGAGAATATTACCGAGTCTGGTGTGAAAGAATTATCTTATCAACAAGAACCAGAAAGTATTATCTGGGGAACAAGAGAAGATGGTAAGTTAATTGGTCTGACGTATCAAAGAGCAGAGGATGTAGTCGGATGGCATATCCATGAAGTAGGTGGTTCTTTTGGTTCAGATAGTTTTGCTCATGTAGAAAATATTGCCACGATACATGGAGATCCAGATGAAGATGATTTATACATGGTGGTAAAAAGAACTGTCAATAGCTCTACAAGAAGATATGTCGAATATTTAACAAACTATGATTATGGAGATAGTATTACAGATGCTTTCTTTATTGATAGTGGTTTAGCTTATAATGGATCTGCCACAACAAGTATATCTGGATTAGATCATTTAGAAGGAGAAACAGTATCTATTCTGGCTGATGGTTCAACACATCCAGACAAAACAGTATCTAATGGAGCTGTTACCTTAGATAGAAGCTCTACCAAAGTACAAATAGGATTAGCTTATACTAGCTTATTACAGACAATGAGAATAGAAGCGGGAGCTGCAGAGGGTGTAGCTCAAGGTCAAACAAAACGTATACACGAAGTTACAATAAGATTACTAAATTCTGTCGGTGTTGAAATAGGATCAGATTTAACCAATATGGAAAGAATACCATTTAGAAGTTCAGCAGATGCGATGGATACAGCTATAGCTCCCTTTAGTGGAGATAAACAAGTAGAGTTTAGAGGAGATTTTGAAACTGATGGATTTATCTATGTAAGGCAAACGCAGCCTTTACCAATAAATATTATTGGTATATATCCAAGAGTTACAACAAATGAAGGGTAATTTAAATATCATTCCCTTCAAGACAGAACATGGTTTGACAATGACTAGAGGTATTATGAATGATCCAGCAGTAAAAATAGATAAAGCCTGGGAAAGTCATTTACACAACCTGGAACAACCTGGTCAAGCCTTCACTGCTGTCTATAACAATCAATACATCGTATCAGGTGGTATTTGTCATATGTGGGATAAAGTTTATGAAGGATGGGTATTAGCATCCGATAAAATATGGGATCATCCTAGAGCTGCAGCGAGAGCTGTGAAAAAAGGATTAGAACAGTTGATTGCAGAAAATAAAGTTGTACGATTGCAAACAGCTGTTAAAAAAGACTTTGAACTTGGTCATCGTTTTGCAAAATGGCTTGGCTTAGAGAATGAAGGCACAATGAAAAAATATATTTCAAATAACGATCATATAAGATATGCAAGGATAATAGAATGGGATTACCAGCAGTAATAGCAGCATCAACCGCAGTCGGTGCAGTAGCCAGTATCCAGGCTGGACAAGCAGCAGAAGCAGCGGGTAAATATCAACAAACGATAGCTGAACAAAATGCCAAAACATATGAACAAAAGGCAGAAAGATCTGTTGAAATTGGTGAATACAATGTCAAAAGATTTAATAAAGATTTTGAAAAAACATTTGCAAGTGTTGAAAGAGCCTATGCTTTTTCTGGTGTAGATCCATCTAGGGGTACACCATTAGCAGTCATGGAAGATTATTTAACAGAAGCAGAAATAGAAAGAGCTAATATAAAATATAATGCATCTATTGAAGCAAACGATTATAGAGAAGCAGCTGTGATATCCAGGATGGAAGGTAGTTTAGCCAGATACCAGGGTAGACAATTACGAACTGCATCATATTTCAAGGCTGGACAAACATTACTTGGAGGAGCATCTGATATTATGTCAATAAACAGATATGCTGGATTATAATGGTACAGATACCTGAGTTTAAAGCTAAGACAGCTCCTACATCCCAGACGGGTACAAGACCAAGACCAGTTCCCGATATTACAGCAGCTGCTGCAGCTCCGTTTGAAGCAGTCGCAGATTTAGCTGCAGATGTTCAGGCAGTATCTACAAGATTTTATGAAGCACAAAAATCATTACAAAGAAAAACAGAAGCAACAAAACAAATAGATTATTTAATTAAGGGTGATGAAAATAATCCTGGATTAAATCAATTAATGTTTGATGCACAAAACAATCCAGATACAAACACTGCATTACCACAATTTGAACAAGGATTTACAACACACAAGAATAATATTTTATCAGGGATAGAAGATAATGTAGTCAAGCAGCTCGTAGAACAAAAAGCAGATGAGTTATACACAACAAACTATGTTGATGTTCAAGCATCAGTTTGGAAAAACATTAGAGAAGATTCTATCAAAACATTAGAACAAAATTTAAATAGAGAGTTTAATCAATATATAACAGCTGGTGGTAATAATTCAAAAAAATTAGCAGCAGAAAATAGTATTAAAGGATTTATAGAGGATGCAGCTAACGATGGAATATTGAGTGTTAGTAAAGAAGAATATTTACAAACACAAATGCAAAATTTACATACATTAGAAGCAGAATTATTAGCATCAGAAAATCCAGAAGTATTTTTAAAAAATTATGAAGATGGATATTATAATGAAAAAGTAAGTCCAGAAAATTTAGTAACATTAAAAAAAGTTGCAGATACAAGAAAAGCTACAAATGACAAACAAACAGTAGCTGGTATTAAAACAGAAGGAACTGCAATCGCATCACAAATTAGAGATTTTACTAGCATTACAAATGCAGACTATTTTAATATTAATACTTTTAATACTTTATTAGCTGCAGCTGTGCAGAATGATGCAGCACAAAGAGCAGTCGGATTACCTGGACTACAAAAAGAGATTGAACAATTAGCGATCATTGAACAAAATTTTAACATAATACAAAAAGCTAAAAAAGCTAATGTCGATGAAGTAAAAGAAACTTTAGATCAAGTAAGATTGGAAAACCAAAGATTATCAAAAGATCCAAATGCAGATCCATTCCAACAAAA